ATTTCATTTTTTATGGAAGTCTATATACATTACCGTCTGTCCCACGAAACTGATCGCCAGTTTTTAATCCTGCTTTTTTTGCTGCTTCTAAACTTGGAAATTCAGCTAAACCACTTGGATCAGGGGTACTGCCAACAGCACCACCAATACCTAAACCTGCAAGTTGTTGTTCAATTAAAGTATTTGTAAATTTCTCTAGCGGATCTAAGCCTTGAAGATAGTCTGATAACCTTTTGTCCTCGTCTGTAAGTTTTTCTCCTCTTAATGTTTTATCAGCAAGATAAGCCTTGTAGTCACCAATAGTAAGTTTTTTGTTTTGAGTTTTATAACTTTCTAGTAATAACTTATCTAAGTTTTCATAACCCATAGCTTTTGCTAAATCTTTATATGAACCGTCTGGTAATTTTTTTATGTAATCTTGGAAGGCTTTTTTCTTTTTATCTTCTTTTTCTTTGCCTTCTTGTAAGGTTCTAATCTGCATTGTATTTTGCACAAAGTTTTTATCACCTCTTAATGCACCACCAAGAGCATAAAGCATGAATCCTAGTTTTTTATTTCTATCACCTTTAAGTCTTTTTTTCTCAACATCAACACCAGTTGCAAGTTCTTCTCTATCAAGCGTTGGCTGAAATCCAGGTGCAATACCTGTTGATGGGCCAAAACTTGCTCCTGTGTCGCCTATTCTTGGTTGAAATGCTGGTGCAAAACCTGGATCTACAGAAGAAACTCCAGGCTGTTGAAATGTTGGAGATACTGACATTAAACTCATTGGATTGTTTAAATCATAAGTATTAAATGGTACAGGTGCAGGTTGTGGTGTTGTAGGTAACGGTGCAGGCAATAAAGATGCAATGTTACCGCCGTATCTTGGTGTATTTAATACTGGCATTATAAAGCTCCGTAATTAACCATGTAGTAGCCGTTAGCATCTTTGCTAACTGCTTCAGGCATATATTTAATAACTTCTTGTGCAATAACACCTTTTGTTGGATCGTCAATGCCAAGTTCTTTTGCTTTATCGTTCCAATCCCAAGTGTAAATATTATGACCATTGGACTTACCAACATATTCTATGTTTTCTTTTAGTCTTTCATCTGAGTTAAACATAAAGTATGTTCCTGCTAATTGAGCAGCAGTTCCTAAAACATCTCCAAGACCTGTTTCTCTGTCTGTAGTTTGTTGCGTTAAAGGTGTACCTGTACCAGCTTGTAATAAACCAAGCTGTTGTGGGCCATAAGCCAAGGCTCTTTGGAACTCCTGATAAGGAACTCCAAGCGCTTGTTGTTGTAGCATTTGTTGTTGTCTGCCGATATCACCAAGCATACCTAATCTTCTTGATTGTTCTGTTTGTAAACCACTAAGCAATCCTAATTGGAATCTTCTTTGCTCATCGGCTGCTCTTTGTGCTTGCTCAAAACCTCTTTGTCTTTGACCAGCAGCAGTTCTAGCTATTTGTTGAACATACGGTCTTTGTGATTCTGCTTCTAAAATAGCTGATCGTGAACCACCAAAAGCACCTGCGCCAATCGCTTGGGCTTGGGCTTGCTGTCTAGCTATATCAGCCTGTCTTTGGATATCAGCAGTAGTTAAATCTATAACTTCTTGCTGAAAAGGTGACTGATATTGTTGTAGTGTTGCTGCCTGCGTGCGTGGATCGGGTGCGGCTAATAAACCACGCAACCCAACCATAGGATCGTACTGCATACCAGTTTCAAATAAACCACGAGTAGCTTGAAATTGTCTTAACTGATCTGGATTAAATCCAGCAACCAATGGCCCTGTATAGGGTACAAATGGTTGTCCAGCCATACCTTTTGCGGCTTGAAACAACTGTTCTTGCTGTCGCTTTTGATATTCTGGTAAATCTAATGATGTTGTTTGTGATCCTTTACTCATAATTCTTTTTTTATTAAATATTCAGATTCAAAACCTAAATGTTTTATTTTTCGTAGCCATCCTTTTCTACCACCGCCATAAAGCCTTTTACATTCTGCGGCTCTTGCAAATGCCTCTAAGGAAGGCAGCATTTCTTCTAATTCTGTGTAATCTCCACCACATAATAGCAAGTTCATTGCTTTGTTTTGTGGAAATATTACAAACTCTGTGACCATTGCACTACGCTTTCCTGGCCACAAATGGAATAATCCATGTCTTATTTTATCCTCTACATCATTAATTGTATAGGAATCTTGATGTTCTAAAGCCTTTTCAATCCAATGTTTACAGCGATTCCATTCAATCTCCCAAGGATCTTTGCTTGGGAACTCAACAATATTAGTCGCCTTTTCCATACTCAATAATGCTTAAAACCAAGTGTATGTTTGCATGGTTAACTTGTGCTTTTATTATTTCACCTTGTTGGATAATGATTCCTGCGTTGTTTTGTAACTCTTCGGTAGCGTGTGCTGATATGTTGTGTTGCTTATAAATAAAAAACTCATTAGAGCTAGTATCAGTAATTGATACATCTAAATTAGTTTGTTGATTACCATGATCGCAAGCTAAAAAACTTTGAACAATCGCAAAGTCAAAGTCACCACCGCTAGGTGCTGTGTATATGGTTTGCTGTGTGGTAGCTGCAAAAGCATATTTAACATTGATAGCACGTTGTATGTACTGTCGTTGTGAGGATAAATCCATTATCTTCTGCCTCTATTTTTTACATCTAAGCGTATATCACCGACTTGGAAGTCTTGAGTTGTGCTTCCTGTAACTGTCATTTCTACTTGTCTTGCGGTGAATCTAGCATCGGTATAGCCATCACTTTCAAAGGTAAATGATCCAAAGTCTTGTTCTGCGCCAAGTGGATTAAATCGACCTTTGAAACTAAGGGTTACACCAGGTAAGGTGTTAGCTTCTTCGTCTGGAAGGATTTGATTGCATTGTACTAATCTATCGCCTTGACCAATCTGTATTGGCCCTGAAGTACAAAAAGGTGATCTACCATTAAGATCAGGTGAATTGCCAAGTAAAGTTGATTCGTGTTCGTAAACAAATCCGCTTGAATCAGCAGAAATAGGATAATTAAACACGCCTTGGTCGATCCAACATCCTCTATCAAGTTCACCAATTGACCATACATTTTGTGCATAGTTCCAAATCACATATTTATTCGGTGTGTATTGAGTATCACCGCTTGGGAATCCCCACCATATCTCATTGAAGTTAGAATTATGTCCACCCCAACAAGCACCTTTGCCTGGTACGTTAAGATTATCAAAAACATAATCATGCACATCGCAAGGTATTTCTCTAACTGTACCATCATAGATATAGAAAGCATTTTCACCCATCCATGCAAGGAAGTTACCTGTAGGGACAATGACTCTTCTGCCTACTGCTTTACAGTTTGTACCTGCATCGGCAATACCATAAACAAAAGGTGAGCCAGAATAAAACATTCTATTAATGCCTGTATCACTAAAAATGATAATGTCGGATCTAAACTTAACAGCGTATAAAGCTCTACCGCCTGTAGGGATTTGTAAATCACCTGCGGTATTGGTTGCTTTTGATGTCCAAGTATTACGATCTTCTCTGGTTGACCAAGCTACTTTTCTTGGATCACTTGCTGAACCAATCGCAACTAAATGTCTTTCATTGGTAACGATGGTTGCTTGGTTGCTTACGGGTGCGCCTGTGACTGCTGTTGCTATGGTATCAGCAGTACCGCCTGAGTTTGGCGACCATTTATAAATCTTGCCATCGCCTGAAAAACAGAAAACTAAATCTTCACCCCAATTACTGAATGAGAAATGACCTGTATTTAGAGGTAATCCAGATTGACTTCTAGCATCGCCATAATCTTCTGAACCATAAGTGTATGCACCAAATCCTAAAGGATCAGCACTTGCATCATTAACAAAGCCTGAAGGTGTAATATCTGTCCATGTATTGTCATATAAAACATAGACTTTTTCTCTTGTACCAACTGCTAAAACAGGATCACCAGCATTATCTGAATAGGCATACATCCCAATAGGTGCGCCTGTAAGTGCTGTGTTTCTAAGTTTCTCCCAGCCACCAATAGGTTTTAGGTAGCCATTTTCAAAGCGAACTAAATCCCCGTCAACCCAACGGCCTTTGTTGCCATAGTCAGTTCCGTTCTTGACTATGCCTGCGGGTGGAGTAACTGGAATGAGTGCCATTCACTTAATTCGCTGCGATATATGTTTTACCAGTTGCAATCGCTGTAGTGTAAGATGATTTATCTTCTGAGCTTCCTGCTATATCTGGTAAATTGTTTTCACCATTGTAAGCCAAGACAATCTCTAAATGGTCAACATTACGCTGAACAATGTCGTTGATTTCATCTTGGGTTGAACCTTTTATAACATATTCTGAATCTGAACCATTAGTATTTATATCATTTATAACCGTTATAGAATCATCTGCACTTACCAAAACTTCTGCTACAGTTTGATTTGACATTTTTATTCTCCTTCTAAGGTTTGTATTCTTGATTCGAGAGCATCATTTTTAGCTGATAGTTCTTGAATTGATTTAACAAGCATAGGTATTAATGATGCCTCACCTAAACTTTGTAGTCCATGATTATCTGCATCTTCTGACCACAACTCTACTTTGTCTGCTGGTATGTTTTCTGCATCTAAAGCCTCTTTAACTTCTTGTGCTATGAATCCGTTTTGCCAACCCACATCATGATCTTCTACACCATCAGTACGCCATACATCAGGCAATTCACTATTTACCTTGAGTTTATAATTAACTGGTCGCAATCTTTTAATAAAGGATAGACCATAGGTCATATCTTCTATATCTTTCTTAATTCTTTCGTCTGAACTTGCTGATACTGTTGTACTACCTACAGTAAGTCTGACATATCCTGAACCACCATTATGAACTGAAAGTGATTGATATGCTGTATTTGAACCACCTGCATTGTTGTAACCAATTGCATATCTATGATTTGTATTGCTTGGTATGCTTACACTAAATCCAATCGCTACATTTCTATAACCGTTGCCACAATGATAACCTGCGTTTTGACCTAAAAAGGTATTTGCATATCCTGTTCCTGCATTGTAAGCAGTATGCCTACCTACATGAACATTACTATGTCCACTTGTGTTGTTGTAACCTGCCTGGTAACCAATTACCACATTACCATAGCCTGTTAAATCATCACCTGCTTCAACACCCATACATACATTTGAATGTCCTGTAGTTAAAGCATCGCCTGCTCCATAGCCTACAAGTGTATTCTCATTTCCTGTAGTAATTTCCTTACCTGCAATATAACCTATACATGTGTTATTGTGTGAGGCAGTAGATTTTAACAAAGCACCCTCGCCAACTGCAGTATTTGCAGAGCCCGTTGTATTAACTTCCATAGCAAAAGCACCAATAGCTGTATTGGAATTAGCTGTTGTGTTTGCACCTAATGCTGCATGACCTACTGCTGTAGAATTATACCCAGTTGTCATGGCATCTAAGGCATTAGAACCTACGGCTACATTTCTTGTGCCTGTAGTGTTTGTTAATAAAGCACTTCTACCAAGTGCGGTATTGTTTGCACCAGTAGTATTTAATGCTAAAGCTCCTGCTCCTACTGCTGTGCTATTATCGGCTGTAGTATTTGCATTTAATGCACTTTCTCCTAAAGCAGTGTTAAACCCACCTGTAGTGTTTTGACCTAAAGATGCGTAACCAACTGAAGTATTGTAAGTACCAGTTGTATTAGCATCTAAACATTCAGAACCTACTGCTGTGTTATTAGTGCCTGTAGTGTTTCCTGTAAGTGCGGCATATCCAAGTGCTGTATTATATCCACCTGTAGAACTTCCAGAAGCTCCCATGTAAGCTCTTCTTCCAAGAGCAGTATTGTAAGATGATGTTACATATCTTAAAGCTGAATATCCAACCCCTGTATTGTAACTTTGAGATGTTAAAGAATTACCTGATAATCTTCCGATACCAATATTTTCACTACCACTTGTAAGTGCTTCCAATGAATTACCACCGATTGCTAGTGAGTTATGGCCTGTTGTAACAGCCTTTAAAGCAGATTGACCAATAGCTACATTATCTGTACCTGTGGTTATTGCTAATCCAGCATCTTTACCAACTAAAGTGTTATCTGTTCCGTCTGTAATTGCTGTTCCAGCATTATCACCTATGGCTACATTGTCTTGTGATGAAGAAGTTGCACTATCAAGTGCTGTATCACCTAGAGCAACATTATCTGTTCCTGTTGGATAATTACCGTCAAGTTTAATTGTTCCGCCATCAACTGATAAATTGCTTGATGCAGTAAGAGTGGTAAATGATCCTGCTGCTGCTGTAGTCCCACCAATAACAGAGCTATCAATAACTGCTCCGTCTAAGTTCATAGCTACTGAAGTTCCAGTAGAACTAAATAGACCATCAACGGTATCTAGGTCATTATTAATCTTTGTACCCCAGGTATCGGTAGATGCACCGACCTCTGGTTTGGTTAGGTTTAAGTTAGTAGTAAATGTATCTGCCATAAATCTTTCCTTTAAGCTGCTTCTTGTTTATCTTTCTCTGTCCATGATGTTGACGGATTCGATACATCCGT